ATTGAGAGCGAATGAGGCTACAAAAATAGGCCAAAACGCAAACGCAACACGAGCGCACGCAACGAAGCGCAAGAAACGCCTATTTTTATGGGCTTTTATGCACACGACAACGAAAAAAGCCTAGAAAACTAGGCAAAAACGAACGCAACGAAAAACATGCGTATTTCCCGAGAAAAACGCATAAAAATATCAAAAACATGCGAAAAACACGGGAAAAACAGCGTTTTTTGAGGGGTGTTGCAAAATGCTACATATGCCAAAATGGCATGGGTCCTTCCGGCAGGAATCAACGCAAGCCTCACCGGCGAGCCACCTTGTTTTCACACTGTTTTTGACCACGGGCGGCCGGCTGGCGGTTAAGTTTCCCTAGAAAACAAGCCCTTTCCGCTCGCAGCGTTACGAATCACGGGCTTTTTCCGCATGGCACGCACCTCCGACCGGACGCTCCGCGAAAACCAGGCTCGCGACCGCTACGACCGCCAGAAGGCGGACGCCGGCAAGCGTTCGCGGTCGATCACCACGACGGCCCGCGACATCGGCGAGCTTCCCGGCGTGGTCGACCCCAAACGCCGCGACGCCTGCTTGAGAAACTTCCGGCAATTCTGCGAGACGTACGGGCAGGAATCCTTCCCGCTCGCATGGTCGCCCGACCACCTGACGGCGATTTCCAAGATCGAGGCGTCCGTCTTGCGTGGCGAGCTCTTCGCATTCGCGATGCCGCGCGGCTCCGGCAAGTCGACGCTGTGTATCTGGGCCTGCCTCTGGTCGGTGCTCTGCGGCCATCGTCCGTTCGTAATGCTCGTCGGTGCCGACCAGGCGATCGCCTGCCAGATGCTCGACGTGATCAAGGTACACCTCGAAACCAACGACCTCCTCCTCGAAGACTTTCCGGCCGCGTGCTACCCGATTCGCGCCTTGGAGAGGATCAGCCAGCGAGCCAAGGGGCAGACCTACAACGGGCAACCAACACAACTCGAATGGACCGCCGACCAGATCACCTTGGCGTGGATCCCCGGCGCCCCGTCGGCCGGCGCCGCCGTGCGGGTGGCCGGGATCACCGGACGCATCCGAGGAGCCCAGCACATTCGGGCGGACGGCAAGACGGTGCGTCCGTCGCTCGTCTTGATCGACGACCCGCAGACCGACGAGTCGGCCGGCTCGCCGTCGCAGTGCGCAACCCGCGAGCGAATCCTCTCCGGTGCAATCCTCGGCCTCGCCGGGCCGGGCGCGAAGATCAGCGGCCTCGCCACGATCACCGTGATCCGGCCCGACGACCTGGCCGACCGTCTCCTCGACCGGGCAAAGCATCCGGCGTGGCAGGGCGAGCGGACGCGGCTCGTCTACGACTGGCCGACGGCCGAGGATCTCTGGAGCCAATACGCCGAGCTCCGCCGCGAGGGTCAACGCAACGGCACGGGCACCGCGGCAGCCCATGAGCACTACCGGGCCAACCAAGCCGCCATGGACGCCGGGTCGCGCGTGGCGTGGCCCGAGCGTCGCAACGAAGACGAGCTCTCCGCGATCCAGCACGCTTGGAATCTCCGCATCGACCGCGGCGAGTCGGCGTTTCTTGCCGAGTACCAAAACCAGCCGATCGCCGACGACATCGCGAGCGACAAACTCGACAAGCGGTCGCTCGCCCTACGGGCCACGACCTTGGAGCGTGGGAAAATCCCACTCGACCACCAGACGCTCACGGCGTTTGTGGACGTGCAAGAGAAACTCCTTTTCTGGCTGGTCGCCTCGTGGAACCAGAGTTTCGGCGGGCACGTCGTGGCGTACGGGTGCTACCCAGACCAGGCTTCGACGTTCTTTGAGGCCAAGCACGCCAAGCGGACGCTCGCCCAGGCGGCGAAGGGTGCAGGTTTCGAGGCGGCGCTGAGTGCCGGCTTGGAGCAGGTGGCGAAACTCCTCCTCGGCCGCGACTGGACGCGCGAGGACGGGGCGGCCATGCGGATTTCCCAACTCTTGATCGACGCCAACTGGGGGCAGAGCACCGGGACAGTGCGGACGTTTTGCCGCCGCACGCCGTTTGCCGGCGTCATCCTCCCGAGCCACGGCAAAGGTATCGGTGCGAGCTCGCAACCCATCGGCGAGAAGAAGGGCCGCGGCGACCGGATTGGTCTCAACTGGAAGATCGGCCAGATCAGCGAGGGACAGCGGTCGGTGCTCTACGACACGAATTTCTACAAGACGTTCGTCGCGGCCCGGCTGCGGCTGGCAATGGGCGACCCCGAGTCGATCGCCTTCCACGCCGGCGAGCACGACCTTCTGTTCGAGCACCTCACCAGCGAATACCCCGTCCGCACCGAGGCCCGCGGGCGGGTCGTGGACGAATGGAAAATGGCGGGTCGCGACAACCACTGGCTCGACTGCCTGGTCGGCTCGGCCGTCGCCGCGAGCATCGCCGGCGTGCATCCGATCGCCACCGAGGCCGGCGGCCGCCAGCGGCGTAAGGTCTCTATCCCCGCCGGCCCAGACGGGAAACGTGTTATCACGGTAACGAGGCTGAAGACGTGAACCAAATCACAATCGCAACCGTGGACGGGCTCGATGCGTCGGACTGTGTCGCCATTGCGCGCCGCCTCTGCCGGCAGGGCTCAGACTTCCAGCGTGAGTTGATCGGCGTGATGAACGGGGAGGCGTCGAGTTGCGCCCCCGTCGCCCTCTGGCACGCCGACGGCGCCCTTGTGGGCTGGGCCGCATCGCACATCTGGCAGGGCTCGCAGACGCTTGAGATGTTCACCGATGAGCGGCACCGCGGCCGTGGCATAGCCTCGGCGCTATCGGCGGCCCTCGTGGCTGCCGGGTTTGTTGACCGCGGCCAGGTGCTTGCCGTGTTCTCTGAGTCGACCGAGATGATCGCGCTCCGGCTGGCGTTCGCCGACGTGCGGCGTTACCGCCGCGAGGGTAGCGACTGGGTGGCGGCGTAGCCGGCGACACCCCCTACGGTCTCTGGGGGCTTTTGCCCTACCGTCGCAGCAATGAGCGACGAAGTTTCCAACAAGCTCGCCGAAGCGGCCGTCGGCCCCAAGCGCGTCCGCACCGACGCCGGCGAGGTCGAGTCGCACGACCTCGTCGACATCATCGAGGCCGACAAGTACCTCGCGGCCAAGGCTGCGGCGGCCGGCACCAACAAGCACCGCGGCCTCCGGTTCAACAAAATCATCCCGCCGGGAACGATCTAGGTGGCGTTTCTCGACCTCTTTCGTGGCCGGCAGACCCCCCGCCCTGCGGCGGTTCCGGTGGTTCGTGCAAAGTACGACGCCGCCGAGCGTGGCGACGATTACCGCCACTGGAGCAACGCCGACGCCTTCGCGGCCGACGCGGCCCTCTCGCCGAGCGTCCGCCGCACGCTCCGCAACCGGGCACGCTACGAGCGGGCAAACAACTCGTACCTCGCCGGGATCTCGGGCACGCTCGCCAACGACCTGATCGGCACCGGACCGCGGCTGCAACTCGACATCGGAGACGACGAAGCCGCCCGCCAGGTGGAGCGGTTGTTTTTCGACTGGGGCTGGCTGGTCGACCTCCCGGCCAAACTCCGCACGATGCGCGAGGCGCTCGTGGTGGACGGCGAAGCCTTCGCCCTCATGGTGAACAACCCGCGACTCGCGGGCGTGCAACTCGACCTCCGGTTGATTGAGGCCGAGATGGTTGCCACGCCGACCGAGTTGATGCGGCAGACGATCACGCCCGAGGGCAATACGGTCGACGGCTTGGAGTTCGACGAGGTGGGCAACGTCATCGCCTACCAAGTTTTGAATTTCCACCCCGGCTCAAACTTCCGAATCAACAACCTCCAGTTTCAGCGTGTGCCGGCGGGCCAGATGGTGCATTGGTTCAAGCCCAGCCGGCCGGGCCAAAATCGCGGCGTGCCCGAGGTGGCTCCGGCGCTCAAGCTCTTCGGCCAGTTGCGCCGCTACACCGAGGCGGTGATCGCAGCGGCCGAAACCGCGGCAGACCTCGCGGCGTTTATTCACAGCAACTCGCCGGCGGCCGAGGTCGACGAGGTCGACGCCTTTGCGGCGCTTGAGATCAGCAAGCGGACGCTCACGACGCTGCCCGAGGGCTGGGACATATCCCAACTCAAGGCCGAGCAACCCACGACGCAATACCCGGCGTTCGTGCGTGCGATCCTCAACGAGATCGCCCGTTGTCTCCAACTGCCCTACAACGTCGCCGCCCTCGACTCGTCGTCTTACAACTACGCTTCCGGCCGCATGGACCACCAAGTCCATGCGATGAACCAGCGCGTCGAGCGTGACCAGCTAGAGCGGACGATGCTCGACCGCGTGCTCGCCGCGTGGGTCAACGAGGCCAGCCTCGCCGGCGTGCTGCCCGACGGACTGCCGCCGTTTAGTGAGTGGAATTGGGGCTGGGTGTGGGACGGCAAGGAGCACGTCGACCCGTCGAAGGAAGCCAACGCCGCCGAGATCCGCCTCCGCACGCACACGACCACACTCGCCGCTGAATACTCCCGGCAGGGCAAGCGGTGGGACGTGGAGTTGCGGCAGCGCGCCGCCGAGATCGCGCTCATGAAGGAATTGAACCTCTTCATCGACCCGACGCCGGAAGTGAACTACGGCGGCGAAGGAGATCCAAACGAATGATCGACG